TTGAAAGGATGACGAAATGCCAACGATAGTTACAGCCACAGAGCTAAGGACAATTCTTGGCGTTTCGTCATCCCTATATAACGATGCTTACCTAAATGATATTGTCGATGCTTCAGAGAACTTAGTTCTTCCAATGCTGGTCACTTTCCAAAGCAAAATAAACAAAGTAAAGCTTGAGAATAATATCGCTTACTTTGAGACCGCAACAATTCAAGAATTTACCGAAGGCCAATCCGTAATAATTACTGGCTGCGGATCACCATTTAATGGCACTCACACAGTAACCGATGACGAAATTTCAGATTATGTATTCACAGTCGCAATCACCAATGCAGATATATTGGAGAAAAATATCATCCCAGCAGGAAACGCTGCGCTCTCTGGACTATCAACCTATGTCGGAAATGCCAATGCTGAAGCTGCAATTCTGGCTATCTCAGTCGAAATATTCCAAGCAAGAACCGCAGCAGGCGGATCAATAGAAGGCGTAGATTTTGCAGTAACCCCTTACCGCCTATCTAAGAATTTACTTGCCAAGGTAACTGGCTTACTAGGGCCTTATCTTGATGTGGAAACGATGGTCGGCTAATGCCAAGTATTGCCGAAGATGTTCGCGGTGCTATTAAAACCGCCTTGGCAGGTTGCGTTGCAAATATTTACGACTCAGTTCCAGAAGCGCCGATAGTTCCAGCAATAGTTGTAATTCCCGATGCGCCTTATATGGAACTTGAAATGATTGGCAAAGTTACTACTCGCGTCAAACTTAATTACACTATTACTGCCTGCGTTGCGTATTTCAGCAACGCCGCTTCTTTAGACAATTTAGAGAAGCTTATTCTTAGTATTCTTGGAGCGCTAAACGCTTCCAAGTATGAGTTATCGACAGTCGATAGACCGTCAGTAACAACAGTAGGAACGACTAATTTATTAGTCGCAGATATACGCTTGAGCGTCCGCTACGAGCAAACCGCATAGGAGACCTAAATGCCAACAACAGTAATAACTGGGCGCGATGTTAGTTTTACCATTGGTGGTAACAACTTCGATGCTCAAACTACTTCTGCAGTTTTAAGCTGCGAAACAATTATCGAGACTTATCAAACCCTTGATGGTCGCGCTTATAAGTCCGTAGATAAGCAATGGACTTTTACACTTGAACTATTGCAGGATTGGGGATCGACTGGCTCTCTATTTGAAATTATTTGGGGCGTAGCAGAATCAGCGCCTAATACTGGAATCTCAACAGTATTTACAGCCGCATCTGGCGCAACTTTTACATTCCAAGTTCTGCCAATATTTCCAACAGCAGGAGGCGCAGCACCAGGAGCGCTAACTGACACTTGGACAATGACAGTAATTGGACAACCAGCAGAAAGCTTTACCTAAGAGATCGGAGCATCGGGAGCTATGAAACTATCAATCACAATTGAATATAACTCAGGCGAATCAGCAACTTACATCGCTCAACCGCCAGAGTGGGCTAAGTGGGAAAAGGCAACTGGACACACTATTACCAAGGCTCAAGAAAATATAGGAATCTGGGACTTGATGTTCTTGGCCTATAACGCTCACAAGCGCGAGAGCGCTGGTAAGCCAGTAAAGAGCTTTGAAGTATGGATGGAGACGGTTGCCGACATTAAGACAGGGAACGATGACCCAAAAGCCATCAGCCCGACAGCGTAAGGCGGCTATTAGTAATAGTTGCTCTTAGGACTGGTATCCCAATGCAGTATTGGGATGATTGGGACGATGTAGCAACTGCAGTCGAGCTGATAAAGGAGAAAGATAGCAATGGCTGAAGAAGTCGCAGCATTTGATAGGACTGAACTCCGTCAAGTGTATAAAGCCTTCTCCTTGTTAGGCGATGAAGCCAAAGCCGAGGCTCGCCAGACTTCTAACAATCTTGCCACTTATCTTCAGCAACAAATCGCTGCCAAAGCTTCTACTCGCGTTAAAGGTCAACAAGCCATTAACAGAATTGTGAGCGGATCTAAAGTGTCTAAAACCAGCACTACTGGCGAAATTAAGTATGGCTTTGCTAGTCAAAGATTTAGCGGTGGGGCTAATACTCAAATGCTTTGGGCTGGCTTTGAATTTGGTTCAAATAAGTTTAAGCAATTTCCTGCTTACTCTGGCAGACAAGGACGCGGCTCTCGCGGATGGTTTATTTATCCGACTCTACGCCAAGAGCAAAAGAACATTGTGGCACAATGGACTAGAGCATTTAACAAGATATTAGATAAGTGGGGCATAAGTGGCATCTGATTCCAGAGCATTAACGCTTAAGCTCCTAGCCGATACAGCCGATTTCCAAAAGAAATTACAAAATGGATCTAAAGATATTGATTCGATTGGGGAAAGAGCTGCTGAATTTGGCAAGAAAGCAGCTGTAGCCTTTGCTGCTGCTGGGGCAGCTATTGGGGCATTTGCAGTCAGTGCAGTCAAGGCGGCAGCCGAGGATGAAACAGCTCAAAAGCGTTTAGCTGAAACTATTGAAGCAACTACTGGCGCAACCGCTAAACAAATTGAAGGCGTTGAAGAATACATAAAGCAGACTTCTATTGCTATTGGCGTTGCTGACGATGGCTTGCGTCCAGCATTTACCCGCTTAGTTAGATCAACCCAAGATGTTGAAGAAGCCCAAAAGCTACTAAATTTAGCACTGGATTTAAGTGCAGCAACAGGCAAGCCATTAGAGACAGTTACTAACGCCCTTGGCAGAGCTTATGATGGCAATACCACAGCGCTTGGCAAATTGGGCTTAGGCATTGACGCAGCCGACCTTAAATCTCAAGATTTCGATACAACCTTTGATCAATTAACTGCGACCTTTGGTCAATTTGCCGAGAATGAAGCAGAGACAACAACTAAGCAAATGGAGCGAGTCAAGATTGCTCTTGATGAAGCTAAGGAGTCTATTGGCGCAGCTTTGCTGCCAGTTGTCCAAGAATTAACTGCTTGGATATTAAGAGACTTTATTCCAGCACTTGAAGCATTTATTTCAGGATTGACTGGAAGTGGTGGCCTTGATGAATCTCTAACTGATACTCAAAAAACAGCAGTTGAATGGGGTAAAAAGGTAAGAGGCTTTATCAATACAGTCATTGATCTTAAGGATGAGCTTTTCTTAGTTGCTGGAGTATTAGCAACAGTATTTGTAGTCAGCAAAATAGCAGCTGGAGTTCAAGCAACTATTCTACTAATTCAAGGGTTAGTTGCTGCTTATGTTGCGTTAAGAAATAGCGCAGTAGCCGCAGCAATCGCTTCAAGATTTGCCTTAAATCCGTTGGCTGGTTTAGCAACTGGTGCAGCAGTAGTTGGTGCAATTATTGCTGCGACAAAGTTATTTGATAATCAAGCCGATGCAGCAGCAGGGACGGGCGGTAATACAGTTTCATCATCCAGCCTTCCATCAGGATTTTCTGCTGGAACGCCAGTTATTAGCGGTGGCGCTGGTGCTTCTACTGGCGGCAGTATTGGCGGCGGTAAGATAATTGCTCCAATTGTTACAGGCACATTGCCTAGTTTTCCATCTGGATTAAATCCAACTGGCAAAGCAATTCCTTCTGGATTTGATGTTGCAGCTGCTAGACGGGGCGAAGAACGCGGCAATGTGATTATCAATGTCAATGCGCCAAGTGCAATAGATGAAGAAGGATTCACTAGAGCAGTCGTCTTAGCTCTTAACAATAGCAATGCTCGTAATGGCGGTGGGGGCGCAATACTTGGCGGTCTAGTAGCGCAATGACCCTTTGGAATCCAGTCTATCGAGTTAAGGTTGATGGCGTTACAGTTACTAGCGCAACCCTTAGCGGCTTAACTATTACCTCGGGTCGCACCGATATTTATCAGCAGCCGATTGCTGGTTACTGCAATCTAAGTCTTATAGAGACAGCTGAAGCTGCAGTCTCTTATGAAGTAAATGACGCAGTAACAATAGAAGTCAAAGATTCTACTGGCGCTTATGTCAACCTCTTTGGCGGCTTTATTACTGATTTAGGCATTACAGTCCAGACTTCAGGATCAACAGCTACGAGCCAGCAGATTAGAATTGTTGCAGTAGGAGCTTTAGCGCGACTTGCTAGGGCAGTTTATACTGGCAACTTTGCTCATCAATTTGATGGTGACCGCATTAAAGAATTACTTAGCGGCGTATTATTTGACCAATGGAATGAAGTGCCAGCGGCAGAGGCTTGGAACAATTATGACGCAACTATCCAATGGCAGGATGCAGAAAATAGCGGACTAGGCGAGATAGATACCCCGGGCGATTACGAGTTGCACTCTGAGACTGGCCTCAATGACACAGTTTATAATTTAGCTTCTAGGTATGCCACTAGCGGACTCGGATATTTATATGAAGATGCCCAAGGCCGAATTGGTTATGCCGATTCAACACACCGAAGCCAATACCTTGCGATTAATGGCTATGTTGATCTTGATGGCAATCACGCCATTGGCCCAGCTCTATCCATAGTCAAGCGCGCTGGCGATGTCCGCAACGCAATCACAGTTGGCTATGGAACTGGCAGCGCATCGGTAACTGATGAGGATGCAGCCTCTATATCGCTTTATGGCCAACTAGCCAACACAATATCTACAACCCTTAGGCACAGTCACGATGCCGCTGACCAAGCAGCCTTCTATCTTCTCATCCGCGCTTATCCTCAATTTGCCCTACGCCAGATAACTTTTACTACTGCTAGTCCAGAGATTGATGATGCCGATCGAGATAGCCTTCTAAATGTATTTATGGGTATGCCATTAAATATTACTAATCTGCCATCCAATATGACCTATGGCGAGTTTCAAGGATTTGTCGAGGGTTGGACTTGGACTGCAAGTCTTAACCGCCTAGACCTGACAATGAACCTATCGCCTATAGCTTTCAGCCTTCAAGCCTTCCGTTGGAACTCAGTCCCAGCGGTAGAGAGTTGGAATACAATAAACCCATTACTGGAATGGTATAACGCTACAATTGTGGCATAGGAGACTAAATGGCAACGACTACTAATTATGGCTGGGACACCCCTGACGATACTGATCTCGTCAAGGATGGCGCAGCTGCAATTCGCACTTTGGGAAGCTCAATCGATACAACGACAAAGAACTTAAACCCACAGACTACAACTGGCGCACTTGCTTATAGATCAGCAACCGCCAATGTAAATACTGCTTTACCAATTGGAACTGCTAATCAAGTATTGCGAGTTAATTCTGGTGGAACAGCTCCCGAATGGGCAACGACTGCAGACCAGACCCCGCTTACAACTAAGGGCGATTTATTTGGATTTGATACTGCTGACGCAAGAATCCCAATTGGAACTAATGGGCATATCCTCACAGCTGACTCCACACAAAGTCTTGGCCTCAAGTGGGCTGCCCCTGCTGGTGGTGGTAAGGTGTTGCAGGTTGTATCCGCTACCACTTCATCAACAACAACAATAGCAACCACAACTCCTACTGACACAGGCATAACAGCAACAATTACACCAACATTAGCGACTTCTAAGATTTTGGTATTTGTAAGCGGTCATTGCAATTTTAGGCGTTCAAGCACTGCCCAAGCAGTAAATTACAAATTATTTAGAGGTGCAACTGAAATTCAAGGCGGCGCTGAAAGCGTTGGGCGTTTAGAAGTCACAGGCGCAACATATGTTGAACTTTCTCACAATTGCACAATTCATCATTTAGACAGCCCTGCAACTACTTCAGCGACAACATACAAATTGCAAGCTAACATAACTTCTACTGCTAATAGCGGAACAAGCAATTGGAATGGTGCTTGCCCTTCAAACATTACTTTAATGGAAATTGGTGCATAATGGCAAAATCTTATGAAGTTTTATCAATGCTTATTCCTAATGGCGGTTATGTGCAATATGGTGAGGAATATGAAGGGATACAATTTTTAGAGTGCGAGCCAATTACTAAGGCACAATACGAGGCAGGTTTTGCTAAATATGATGCTTGGAAAGCAGAACAAGATGCAGCAAAAGCCGCCCAAAAGGCAGCTCTGCTAGATCGGCTAGGCATTACTGAGGATGAGGCTAAACTGCTTCTAGCATAATCTTGAGGGGTTGTGCTAAATAACTAATATGCCAAAACTATGCGCTGCTGGAATTCAATTAAGAAATCAAATAGATGATGATTATGGCGATCGCGATAGGCGTAGCGATGGTTGGGTGGCTGATGCTCGGCATCTTGCAAAGGGCAGTTCTGACCATATACCAGACGCAAGAGGAATCGTCAGAGCTTTAGACATTGATGCAGATTTAAACGCTCACAAAGAAGAAGCTTATGCACTAGTTGAGAAACTTCGTAAATGCGCCAAGAAGGGCGATAAGCGCATCAAATATATTATCTACGATGGCAAGATTATGAGCCCGATACTGGGTTGGAAGCGGCGTAAATACTCAGGCCCCAATCCTCATCGTTCTCATTTTCATATTAGCTTTACAACTTTGGGAGACAAAGACAGCAGCTACTTTGACCTAGAAGGAGACAAGAATGAGCGACCTAAAAAAGATGGCCGAA